CTTGAGACCAGCATAAAATCATCCCGAACTTCTGATTATTGGCACCAGATTCCATATCTTGCATGGTTATCATCTCGTAATCAAATTGCGTTCTTTGGCTTTGAAACATTTCATACATTGCTAGTTTTTTATTATTTAAAAAATAAATTTTTGAACCATACATCTTTTGAAATGGCTCTAAACGGAATCGGTCTAATCCACCAGAAACAGCGAGTACATGCTCTTTAGGAGCTATGTCCATAATCGCTTGTATCAAAAGAATTGGCATCCACTGTGCTTCTCCATATGATTTTGCTAAGTTAGGTCTGGGGTAGTGAATGACAAATTCATAGTCACTAGCTCCTCCAGTAGCAATATTTCTCCTGTCAACACCTGCTTTATTAAAGAGGAAATCAGAAATTTTAACTGATTCCTCGCCATCCATAGAGGTTGCATTACTTGTATACTCTTCCCAACTACCATACCCCCACTTTGAAAAATCAAATGACAGTTCTGGCTGGTACATTTTATCTGACATATTTTTTATAACTCTCTATTTCATCACTTACATTTTTCATATAGCTTGCTGTTTGAACATCAAACCAAGCTCTTCTTATATTTCTCGTCAGGAGAATATTTTGTTTTTTAATATATTCTTGGACTTCTGGCACATCTTGTGCATGGCTATAAACATATCTATCTCTAATTAAATTGATCGCATCATCTATTGTTAGATCATTTATTTGCTCATCTGAAAAGCCTAGGATGTAAAGAAATGAAGCAAGCTGACGGGATCGGTACTCAAGATCAGCACTAGGGTTGTATTTTATCATCATCGCTCGTTTCTTTAAACATAGCAACACCATGACACATAGTCACTGGCTTTCCAGCAACATAGTAAACACCAGTACTTGAATCCCACTCAATAGTTTCATTATCCCAATCTTTGATGTCAGTAACAGATTCACCAACACGGGTGCTCATATCAAACGAATTACTTTCTCCAATACTACTCATAACTTATTGTAAGCCTCAATTTCTGATTTCAAAATCTCAAATCCATAAAATCTAGCATCCTCTTTACTAAATGGATTTACAGAATTACTATCTATCATAGATGTATCATAATCTAAAATTATTGCTAATGAGGATATTGAATTTTGCAAAAACAATTTTGCATCGGTCTTTGCTTTGTCTTGATTAAAAGATCCAAGTTTCATAAAAAAATTATACCATAGAGGCATACCAGGATTGCGATACATACCTTGTACCTGATGTTACTGGTAGCACTTCATGAGCCATATCTTCGTGATCTGATTTCGTAAACAGCAACGCAGAGTTTGCCATTGGTTTAAACCTAAGACCCATCTTTGGCATGTTAAATTCACCACCTTCATAGTCATCATTGATGTAATAAATAATTGAATATTCAGATGTTTTTCCTACATATGTAAGAAATGGACCGTCACAATGAAAAGGCATATAATCGCCTTTATCCATCTTTGTAATCCAAGGTCCACTTTCTCTTATTATTTTTTTATTCTCAATACTTTCAAAATACATATTTGCGTCATCAAGAACGCTTGTCAATATTTCCTCTACAGTGCTGTTATTTAATTCTGTCTTCATTGCACACTTGTATAACTCGCCATGCCTTTTAAACTTCAAATCCTCTTCTGGAGTATTTGAGATAAATGACCTGTTAAATTTAAAGCTTTCATCTTTAGAGTGAGTACACTCTTCCCATCGCAAAGGAGAGCCATAGCCAATAAAAGGAAACGACTCCTCGTTTTCTTTGCAATACTCATCTACTATCTTCCATTTGTCGTAATCCAAAAAATTTGGAAACAACATCACTCTTGGAGTGATTAGCATACTAAGCCTTTATGAATCTTACAATAATAGCAGTATCGGTGAAATTTGGATTATCCCAAATCAATGTTTCCGTGAAACCCAGACTGTGAATTACACCATCAGAAACAGCAGAGTCTAGTGCTGATTGAAAACCAGTGCTGTCAAAATAATCTTTCTTGACACTAACAAAACCCCTTCCATTACTACTCAAAAGACTAATGCAATTAATAAGGTCTGTGTGGTCAAGATGACCTGGGGTGAAGGCTCCAGAGCTGATCATGAGATCGTATTTATTTGTAATCTCAAATAGATTTGTTTTAACATCAACACTAGATAGTGTTTCATACACACCGCTTCTTTTAGCAACATCTAGCATTGAGTTTGAAAAGTCAATTCCATAAATCTTCATATTTCTTCTTGCTTGCTTCAAAGCAATTCCTAGCTTACCAGTACCACATGCAACATCAACAACATACGCAGCTGCGTCTTGATAGTATTCAAGAACTTCTTGTACAACCAAGTCGCTAAGAACATAATTAGTCTGTTCTAGAAAGTCGTTATAACCTTCTGCAATTTGATTGTAATGACTTCTTACATCTTGTGGTTCATTCTTTGAATAAATCACTTCACACTCTTCTGGATATGCCATTTCTATTCTCCCTCAGGGAATTCATCCCCTGCATTTTCATTTTCAAAACCAATAATACCAAGCTCTTCAAATCTCTTACGCAACCAACCATCGTTGCGATCTAAAAGACCAAGATTTTTGCAACTTGGAACAATTTTTGCAAGCGAAAGTCTATGAATAAAAACATTAACTGGATCCTTGATCAGGATTGGAATAATATCTTTTGGCTTTACGCCCATATTTTCAAAAACTTCGTACTGATATATTCTATCATGAATATAAATACATGACTCGTAAGCAAACTCTTGCCTATCTTTAATCTCTGCATCCGACATGCTTGCATAAACATCTTTAAGGGCAAGAGTTCCAAACGCAACATGTCTAGACTCATCAATCATTACTTGACGCAACAATTGCTTTAAGAGTGGTTCAGAGCTCATATGGTACATATGACCAAACGATGCCAATGCTAGACCCTCCAGCATAACCTGCATTCCAAGATATGTCATATCCCATCTACTGTCACCAACGATATGATCCAAAAGCTTTCTTGCATGCCAGTTGACAGGGTAAATATCACCCATTTTTTCGCTTATATATCTATTAAATACTTCAGCATGCCTTGCCTCATCTACAACCTGAGTTGAGGCGTAAGACTTTGCATCCCACCAAGGGACTGTCTCTACAATCTTTGAAGCACAAATCATAGCCCCTTGCTCACCGTGAAGTGTCTGAGACAGTACCCATCTTCTGCTCTCAATACCAAACTCAAGCCATTCCTTGTCCCCCCATTTGGAGATAGGGGAATTATCATACAAACTAATATCTACACGAATACCAAGATTAGCCTCTTCTTCAGCGACAACTTTTTCAATATCAACATCGGTATCCCAAGGCAAGTCGTTACCATTCCACTGACCAGCCTTAGCTTTTTCATACAACTTATGAAGTTGTGGTTTAGTTGAGGAGTAGTCCCATGTAAAAATTGAGTCAGCATTTGTTTTTACAAAATGACTAATTGCGTTTGGATCAACTTCTGGAATATCCAGGATTGCCTCAATATCATTGAGTTTGGTTCTTCCAGTAATACCTTTGACAGAATCTTTAGTAATTGTCATGTATATATATTACCATAATTATCATGTTTAGCTGAAGAGGTCATATTGCGGTTCTTCGTAGTGAAAAGAGCCATTTGATATTGCTTTTGGTGGACATTCTTTATGCCAAAGATTTATCACAAGAACACTTCTTTTTCCAGTAATTACAGGCGTTGTCCCATGCACTGTGTGACCAGCATCAAACATAACCAACCTATTAGGTGTACATGCAATTCTTTCTCTCTCTTCAATTGGAGACTGATGTATCCCCTCAAGTCCATCTTGAGTTCCATTAGGAACAAAGATTTTGTGTATTTCTAAAAAGCCGCCCTCAACACCAGTATTAATGTGTGGATAGTATACTGAGCCCCAGTATGGTCCATTAAGTATTTTTGTTTCTGCATACTCAAATGTGTCTTCATCCATGTGTGGGGGCAGGTTCTGTCCAACTTCAAATGTCCTTGCCCAGTACTCAAACCCAATCGTATCTCGTTCCTCACATGGCATATTTGGTCTCCAGATAGCTTCAATAAGCATCTTTGCTGTTGTATCAGCTGGTGATCTCCACCATCCATCCCAAAACATATACGGGGCAAATACCTTTGCTCCAGGTTCGTGGTACTGATTTAAACGAGAACCAATTCCTTCATCATACCCCATTGATTCTGGAAATAGTTTTTTATCATTCCTGATCAATGAGAGTAAATTTTCGTCTTTTATATAATTATCAATTACCAACATAGTATAACTCCATCAATCCTGTTCCATACGAACAGTTATTGAATAAGCAAAAGAGTTTTTATCGTGTCCATTTTTTAACAGATAGTCTTGAAAATCTTGTCTTAAAAATGGGAGATAAAGATTTTCTTTAGAAATAGCAGCATCTGGTTCTAGCAGAGGATCGTGAACGATTTCACCTAGAGACTGGTTTGGACTTCCATGACAATACCAACCAAGGTATGCATAACGATTACCATCAAGGACTGGTTCAATTCTATGAGCAGCCATGTAGTTTGATGGGAACATTAAAATGTCACCCTTTTTTGGCTTGTATCTGATATCTAAGTAATCAAAATAATGATCACCCCCGATAAAGTCTTTACTGCCTTCAGACAACTCATCAACTGAATCATTGACATAAACAATTATTCCAACCATGTTTTTCAAAGCTAGTTGGTTTTTAGAAGGGGGGACTCCGTAGATATAATCAGAGCTGACATCTGAGTGTGGTCCCAGATACATACCTTTTTTGTAGTGAGAGATATGCCCTTTTGACTTCCACCAGATGCACTTATAGACTAGTGGAAATAATTCCATATACTTAAGAAGACACTGGTATTTAACTTCTTCAATAAAAGCTAGTGTCTTAATTGATTGGAATCTAGCGTCACGGTGTAACCCCAAACCACGACCTGGCATCTCTTCTATGGATTTCTTGTCAAAGTAGTAACCACTCTTATTCACATAAGCTGGCTCACCAGTATGAGGATGGGTTGTTAATGTATACATCTCAGCAGATTCTTTATCAACAATCTCTTTGCAGAAATTAAACATCCAATCCCAATCAAGCTCCAGTGTGTTCTCAAACAAGACAACACCACCGCCAAGATGCTTTGCTTTTACATTATTGTACATCATTGAGCAATCTCCCACTCTGGCTCTGCCAACTTAGGCATACCTGTATGCTTTGGACCAATCTTGTTTCCTCTTGCATCCAAACCAGATTTAATACCTTTTATCCAAGTCCAAGGTTTCTCTAAAGAGTTTTTAATTTTTAGATTATTATATTCTTCTCGTTGCTGAACGATCTCTGGGTAATCCCATCTATTAACAACTTCAAACTCAACACTTGGTAGCAAATTTGTTTCATAAATACTAAAAAATAAAAATGGAGTCCCTTTTACAAATGTAACTGGTTCATTCACTTTCGTGATAACCCAATTAGTCTGAACCTCATCAGCCCACCAACTACTGGGGATACTTGCGGTCATTGGAGAAGCACCATCAATATAGTAGTTAGGAGATCCAGTTGTCCACAGACTGTAATCTTTTTCAGTATTAATCACCCAACCAGTAGCAAATGAAATCATTCCGTTAATATTTGAATGAGCAAAATTCCATCCGTTATGCACACCACCACTAATGATTTGAGCTGGCGAATTACCCCCATCCCAGATCACAGTGACATCTTCTGGGATGAGCATTTCCCATCCATTAACATTGGCAGTTGTAACTGGTGTGCATTGATAAGCATGCTTATTGTATGTCTTATCCATCCAATCTCTCTTAACAGACGCTTGACGAATTGGTGCTGGAGTCCTTAGCGTTCTTGATAAAGTTACCTTTGTCATTTAGTTATACCTTGATAAGCAATATGAATCGTCTAGCTGTTTCAACTGTGACTTTGGTTGCTGATTGGGGAATCTAGGGATTCTTCCAGCATCTGGGTTTGCTGGTGATCCATCTAGGTTATACCCATATCTAAAACCTTTATGATTTCTTTCATTGTAATCAAACATTGTTACAGCAGCATATTTAACACCAGATGTAACCTTTTCTGATCCATGAAAGTAAATGTAGGTTGATGGAAACAAAACAATATCGCCAGCTTTTGGCTTTAGCTTAATATTAAACAAAGGAAAGTACAACTCTCCACCTTCATATTCATCATTCAAATACGCTACTGATGAGACAGTAGCTGTATACGAAAACCCATGATCTGAGTGAGGCTTGAAGAAATCACCTGGATAATATTTAACAAAGTTAACACTCTCCATAAAATCCATTCTGATATTAAATCTCATTTCGTAATCATAGAGGCATTCTTTTAACGGATCAACCGTCTGAGAGTAGACATCCTTAACTCCGCTAAACTCCAGTGGTGCATTGGCAACAGTGCTTTCATTAAGCTTGCAGTCAAAGCATTCACGATACCCATTAATTTTTTCTTCATCACCAACTGTAGCTGATGACCACATATACCCAGGAGTCTTGCTATTGCCGATAGTGGATTCAAGAGTGTTTACAATTTCAGAACTATTTCTGATTGCATTCTTGTATAGATAAATACCAACTCTTGGATCAAATACATATTGTACTTCCATAAAATCCTTTAGCTGTTGAGTTATGATAAACTATTGTGTATAAATTATAACATAAAAACGAGGTTTTATGAGCAACAAGTATCCATTGAGATATGAAGATCTCAACGAAGAGAACCCCTGGCGTGTACCACCAGATTACTTTGGCAATTCAGTAAACAATATTGGTTATATCAAAAATTTTATTTCTTTAGAAGATTTAAAGACAATAAATAAGTTTACTAAAATAATTAATAAATGGGATAACTCAAAAGAGTCTGATACTCATAAAGATGGTGCTTCTAAGTATAGTGCTGACTTATGGTACAACAGAACATGTGGACCAGAAAATATAAAAGATTTAGATATGAATGTTTATAATCTAATTGATAGCTATATTGAAAAAATGAAATTAGTTATTGAAGATATTTTTAAATGCAATGTCAGGAAAAGACCACCAGTAGTTGTTTGCTGGAGGGCTGGTGATTTCCAAATTCCACACGCTGATAAGCAGTTGCAGGATGGAAGACCAAATGCTTTTATTGATTACGATCTAAACTCACTTTTTTACTACAATGATGATTTTATTGGTGGTGATTTGTTTTATCCAAAACATGGAGTTAAGATAAAACCAGAACCAGGAATGGCTGTTTTCCATGTTGGAGATGTCAACTACCTTCATGGAGTTACCCCAGTGCTCTGCGGTGAAAGATGGACAACGCCCTCTTTCTACTCAATAGAATCTTTTAAAGCTTAAGCAAGTCATCATAAGAGATAAGCTCACCGTTATAAACATAAAGCATGTTTCTTGGATTCTCATAGGCAAGCCTTTCTCTCTCTATATCAGCCCATCTAGGCGCACCAAGCTCTCTTTGCTTTGATAACCATTCTTTTGTACCACCAAATGGGTAGGTTATAAAATTTCTTATAAAGAATTTATTTCCATTTTTAATTGTTTTTACACCATGATAATATGGCAAAGTAGATGGGAATACAAGAATATCTCCAGCCTTTGGTTTGTAATTAATAAAATTACCACTCACATAAAAACAAATATCTCCACCATCGTAATCGTCATTAATATATGTAGTGCATGTAAGAAAAAACTTATTGCCTGGCATTGCTCTTTCTGAAATAATGTAGTCAGTATGATATGGCATTGTCATATTATTTTTCAACACATCAAGATCGCTATCATATTTAGAAAATGATGATGTCATCAACTTTCCACCTTCTGGGATTACGATGTTATGTCTTTCTACATAGTCATCAATAGCGAGCGAGTAAGCTTCGCTAACTCTATCTGCAAGATATTTTTCTTCATCATAAATAGGACCGAACTCCCTTGCCTCATCTTCTTTATGTTTTTCTTGCGTATATGTACCAAATACAGACCAACGCTCCCATTTGCGTAGATAATATTTTCCATCAGAATTTTCTTCAGAGTTTTTAACCGTTTTATATAAACGATCTGCATCTGGTAGCAGGTCTGTATAGACAAGAATCTTTGGGTATAGCTCGGTATAATTTAAGCTCATAAATTCCTTATATGTGACAATTGAAAAGAATACTTGCTCTCGGCTCAGTCACAACAACTTGGTGAACAATTCCGCTCGGAACAAACAAAATATCTCCTGGATTAAGTATATATGATTCATATGGTTCAGTTGATTCAGCTGGTGGAGGATTTTCTTGCTTTAGTGTTTTATAAATCCTCCACTCCACCGATCCAATGCAATGCCATGAAATAACATCATGACTATCGGCATGAATATAATACTTTGATTCATTGCCAACAAAATTTATAATTGATTTTATACAATCAATATTTATATCATTAATAATATTATAGATGTTAGATGATTTTTGAATTAAACCAATTGAATTATCTTTTATTAACATAAAAGAAATTGGATCTAATCTATTGTATATTAAAACACTATTATTAAATCTTTTATCATTGCTATCAATAGTTATATTATTATTATAATTAATATTTAGATTTTGAATGAAGTCATCCCAAGACGGGGTTGTAGGTATTGTGTTTTTAAAAAACAAAACCTGATTAGAACTCTTTGCTTCTACAATAGAAGTCTTAATATGCTGAATATCCACAAATTATTTAAATGCAGGAGGAGCAAAGAAACCAGGAGGGGCGAAGAATCCAGGAGGCGCAAAGAAACCTGGAGGTGCGAAAAATGCTGGAGGACCAAAGAATGCAGGAGGTGAAAACACACCAACATTGTAATTAATTGTAGTTCCTAATGGAGTAACTGTTGTATCAGTAACAGCTGGAGTAACGACTCCGTTCAACCCGCTATTTGTTGTAGCAGTTGTCCCGACAGTACCGACTCTAAATCCAGCATTAGTAATAGTTGTATTAGCAGTTGCTTGAGAAGTGCCTTCAGCAATTGTAGGCTTAGCCCTTTTTCTTAGAAACTTCCAGTTTTGACTATTAAACATTCTCATATTATGCGCTCAAGTCTCCCATAGCAACCCATGTATTAGCTGCTCTCTTCAATAGAGTAACAGATGACCATGTAGCTCTCATCTTCAAACCAGGAGTTGCGTTAACAGTAACTCCAGCAGCGCCAGCGATAGTAACTTGACCAGCTCCTGTTTGAAGGAGAGTAATCTGAGTTCCTGTTGCATAGTTTACTGTGTTATCTGCTGGCACTGTGAGTGCAATTGCAGAGGCGTTATTGAGTTCAACAACCTTATTTTTGTCAGCCAATACAAGTGTGTAGGTGGTTCCAGATTGAGCATTTGTTGCAACATCAGCAATCTTGTCTAAACCAATTGCAGCATTCGTTGCAATATCAGCATTGACAATACTGTTTGACAAATTAAGCTTGCTATAAGCAATAGCTGCGTTTGAAGCTATTTCAAGGTTAAGGATTGTTCCGTCAGCAATCATTGCTGCAGTTACTGTTTGGTTTGGAAGAGTTACTGTACCAGTAAATGTTGGGCTATTGATAGGAGCAAAGAATGCGCTACTATTACCATCTAGCAAGTCGGCATTAAGATTTGTAACAACAGTATTTGAAGCTACGATAAATGGGGCTGTGCCAGTTGCAACTGTGCTTTCAAATGTTGCAGCAACAACATCTGCTGGGGTATACGAACCGTGTGCGGTATTAATCGGACTGGATGGCTCTACTGTAAGACCCTTGAAGAATTTCCATTTATGACTATCTGAAGCATCGCTAAAGATACCAGCATGGCGATATGTCCCATCGTTATAATTACCCGCAATACCCAGGTCTGGGTCTGTGACGGTGCTTCCATCGTTGAGGTAAATAAATGGATCTTCAATTGCAAGGCTGGTCTCGTTAAGCTTAGTCAGTGTTCCAGAGATACTAAGGTTTCCCTGAACAGTTGCGTTACCATTAATTGTTAATTCATTATGGATATATGTATTACCAGATGCATTTCCGAGATTAAGAGTTGTAGCAGAGCCAGCAATATCAACAGTTGTAGCTGTCGTGTTTGCAATACTGAATGTTGCACTTGATGTTGTAATTGATGTATTGATATTAGGACTTGTGTTTAATACTACAAGTCCAGAACCAGTTGCGTCTGTTAGCGATGTAGCAAGTTCAGACGATGTAATACTAGATGATGCTGTACTATAAAGCCTACCAGATGTTGGAAGATTTAAACTTGAACTTCCAGTTGCTATCAATTGAATTGCATAAGCACCGCTTGTTCCTAGCTCACCTCCATCGGCTATTGAAAGAGTAGCCGATGTTGCTGGTGCTGTAATCGCTACTTTGTTAATTGATGTAGCAGTAGCTACTCCAAGTGAAGGAGTTTTTAGACTAGGTGAATTTTCAAATACCAGCTTTCCAGTTCCAGTTTCATCACTTATCATATTGGCAAGGTTTTCTGATGTTGGAGTTGCCAAGAATGAAGCGACATTGGCTCCTAGACCAGAAACACCGCTACTGATCGGCAAACCAGTAGCATTGACCAAGTTTGCAGAAGCAGGAGTGCCAAGAGCTGGTGCTACAAATGTTTTATTTGTAAGCGTCTGTACTGTGTCAACTTGTACAACAAAATTATTAAATGACGGATCGTATACTAAATTAGGCATATTCTACTCCACTGATTGAAAATGTCAAAGTATTTGAACTAGTTGACACATATACTTTACTATTAGCTGGAACTACAATTGATGTGTTGTAATAAAGAACATCGCTTTTAATTACAATTGCATTGCTAATAAGTTTATTTTCAGCAGATACCGCTGCGCCATCAACCAAGATATGTACGCTGGCTGTAGCGTTTGCTGAATCACTTGTATTACAAATATTTATATTCTTGATAATTGAGTAAGTATTTGCAGTTGTGGATGTTGTATAAACATTCGCAGCTGTTGCATTCCCAATATAAAAATTCTTAGGCGTTAAACTAGCCATTTATACCCCCATCCAAACTAAAATTTCATTATCATATGTAGTCTTATTCATATCTTGCATTGTGACAGCATCTAAAACATGGTCAACCCATGCTCCAGTGGTGTGAGCTACCGCTGTTGTACCGTCATACCCTCTCACATCGGCTGTGAATGTATTAGATACTCTTGAGCCAATTAAAATCTTTTCTTCATATACAGTACCACGATCAACAACGATTACAAAAGGTTGCACTCCTGTTGGGTATGAAGATGCATCAACTACAGAGATAGAAGAAGCAGAGTTAGAAATATTTGCAGACAAGTTTGTTCTCAGAACAGCTCCGCTAAATTCTCTTCTTTCCATGCTATCTCCTTAGTCAATACTAATATCAAGATCGCCTGTAGCGATTCTCAATGTGTCACCAGCATCAGTTGTCTTATTAACAGTCAATGTTCCATGAAGCAACATGTTTCCGCTTGTAAGATTGTCAAAAATTGCAATTGCAACAACAGTAGCTGATGGCATTCCTGTAAAGTCCAGGTTTGAGTCATTTGATGTTGCACCACCAGATGCAGCAGTGAATGTAGCAATTTGTCGTGCATAAGAACCACCAGATACTTCAGTTCCACCACCCGAATCGGATGGGGCTACTGTAAATAGCCCTACATAGACATCTGCTGGCATCGTGTACGATGTTGTTCCAAGGAAGTGATCAATTAACTTGTTCTCAAGATAATTTGTAAGATTGCCTGCCATTATTAATCCTCCTGATTATTATAATGCATTTCCTTTTCTTCATCACTAGGTAATCTGAAATTATCTAATGCAAGAAGCAAATTAGCCTCATCTACTGGGAGAGCAGCCATCTTGTTTCTTTGTGAGAAATGAAATCCAGATCCTGTTGTATATCCAGCACCGCTTTCAAATACAATTAAAATTTTTCCATTATCGGAAACATCGTCTTCAGTAATCTGCTTTTTTACAGCAGCCTTTTTAGCTGCTGGTTTTGGTTTGTTAATATCTTCTGATGTTACGCTTACTTTTTTAGTTGCCATCTCTTAATTTTATCATCTATATGGATTTAAATCAATTGGGTACGATAAAAGGCGGGGCATATTTCAGCCCCGCCCGTTATCATCTAACTATTTAGATTAGAGTGTACGCAACTTAACATTCTTACCGATTACATACGACTCGGCATTTTCAATGTTGTTTGCAACTCTCATGTACTGTGTGTACTCAATGGTGTCAGTCTTTGGCTTGAACTGGCGGTACACTGTGATGTCACGGTGGATACCAATTACACGGTTATTTGGGAATGTGAGTTCCACGAAACCATGTGAGCCCGATGCACCTGAATAGTCACCAGTTGCGGTTTCTGGCATCAAAGGTACTTCAACCAGAGGAATACCAAATGGTGCAAGACCAGTTGAACCTGGACCACCATTTGCTCTCATTGAGCCTTGCAAGAACGCCATTTCACCAGCTGTTGACATTGGAGCAGGTGCGCCTGCTGTTGCCTCAGTTGCTGAGTTTGGATTGCCCAAGCTGAAAATTGAGTCCTGAACAACGCCTGGACCTGTGAAGAATCGCAGTTCATTACGGCGCTGCAAGTACTTGCTTGGCAAGTTACGGAGAATTCTGTCGTATACTGAACGAGAGACATTGTTTCCCGCAAAGTCTACAACATCACCGCTTGTTCTTGCAAGCTTGTTAAAGCCATCCAACGCCTTAAGAAGACCGTTGTTTGACGATGTGTTACCGTTGATAAACAAGTCATCAAGGTCGTTTGCTGTCTGGCGAGCCATGATCTGTGCGATATGGTCTTCCAACGAAGCGCCCTCAATGTTGTCTTCCAACGATTCTGTTGAAATATTCCAGTCCAAACGGAGCTTCACTGTTGAAAGCGAAACCTTGCTGAAGGTAACAGCGGCGTTTGCACCGTCATCTGTTGCTTCAGTTGCCTTTGCGAGCAAACGAGTACCAACAGATACCTTATCAATGTCCATTTGCGGTGTGCGCATACGAACAACTCTTGCATTCTTCATCAACACCGATTGATCTACAATGAAGTCCAAGAAACGGTTTGATTGCTCTGGGTAGAGAAGTCCACCACCACCGCTTACTGGGCTGCTGTTAGAAACAACCGTAGTTGTTACTTCATTGGCTTTTGCCAAAATTTCTTCTTGTGATGCCATAGTAATTTTCCTCCTTACCTTATGACCTGTAACCTAAGGAGTTAATCAACTCCTGTGGCAGATATGTATTCTTCCAAAATGACTCTGGAGCAGCCTTTACAAGGACTTCTTCTTCTTCATCATCTGAATCTACGCTTTTCTTAATTGCACCAGCTGTGGCAAATGCCTCAACCTTTTCTGTTTGCTCAGCGAGAGCGGCTTCTGCTGTTTCCAGCTTCTGCTGAAGCTCAGCATTATGAGCTTCAAAACCCTTTGCAACTGTCTCAATTTTTTCCTGAACAGAGGCTTCAACTTCTTCCTTGATTGAAGTAGCAAAACTAGCCAGTTTTTCATCAACAACAGCACTCAGAGCGTCTTTAAGGATGTTAATATCCATTTCTTCCTCCTGTGTGTTTCCACTTACTTCAACGGAAGTTGAAGTTGTTTCTGCGACATCTTGGAACAACCAGCCCATAAACTTTTTCAAAAGATTAAGTTTACCTGCTTCTTGTTCATTCATGTCAGAGATCTTATCATAATTATTGTTTATTTGCAATTCAGCATCTTGCTTAATAACCGATTCCATATTTTTACTTTCTTCATTCATTGTATCAAATTCTTCAGCGATTTGTGTAGTATCTTCACTTTTTGTTGCATAGGCAATCATTTCCATAAAAGCCGAAACGATTCTATCCATTTCTGAAGTGTACGAACTTTCCATTTCATCTTCCATTTCATCATCCATTGCATCTTCATGCTCTGACTCTGAAGAGATTGACGGAATTTCAACTCCTGCTTCAATCAGTGACTCAAGCAGATCTTCAAGAATAGATGTGATTTCATAGCCATCAACCATTTGTTTATTAATGGTTTCTTCATTTTCCATATTAT